CCCCTTCCTCAAGTAAGTTCTTTGCGATCTTACCCATAGGGGTCTCAAGAAGTTTCGCCTTACCAATGAAGTTTTTACCTTCAGGGTAAAGATCTACAATCTTGTGAGAGACGCGATCAAGATTAATTTGTGGACCTTCAGGATGACCAAGTTCTCCAAGGGCACGTCCGCGCTTGACGAACTCCTCATTGTACTTGTTTACTTCACGCGACATGGTGTCGTACTTGTACATACGACCGTTGCGATTAGTAATCTCCGTTTGAAGGAAGATGCCTTTAATATACGTATCTTTCTTACCGTCGTTTTCTTCAGTAAGAATTTCAATATCTTCAATCAGTTCGCTGATCAGTTTCATCTGTATCCTCTTGATCGTTAGTATCCAATTCTGCTTGGGGTTCTTGTTCTGGATATAAAGTGGCAGGATCAACGTTATGATCACTGTCGTCAGGAACATGTGGGAACATACGTGTTGCAATATCTTGTTTAGATGCGTCAACTGCCATAGCAGCTTTCACTTGCAACATGTCCTTCAACTTTTCAAGCGCATCCGCTTGATCATTATCCCAAAGCAAATCAACGATTTCTCGTTCTTGTGTTGTCATAATGTTAAGATGTCTGTAATTTATTTAGTACCGTTTGGTTTTTGAGGCGCGGGATTTTGCGCTTGCTTCAATTGTGCCTTCTTCATATCCATGTCTAGATCCGCGCTTTGCTGATCTCTATCCATGTCTGCTTGGTCGGCAGCAACCTGATCAAGTGGATCAATGACCATACCAGTCTTGATATCACTTGCCATCTCCGCATCCATCTCTTCTCTTTGCTTCTCAGTTTGACCGAGAACTTCCTTACGGATATGCTCGACAGAGAAATACTTTCCAACATACGGATCCATCTGTGCAAGGATCTGTAACTTCTCATTCATCATCTCAAGGTTTTTGAGTTCCGTGAAATGATTATCATAGAGATAGTCATATTGGATATGCTCTTTCATATCCTCCCAATCTTCAGGAGCGATAACTCCTTTGAGGATCAGTTGGGTTTTAAGAGTATCCTGGAAGAGATCGCTAAACTTCTTACGAAGCTTTCCGACGAATTTTGTGAACTTAAGTTCGTCTCTAGTGATCTCAGATGAACGTCCAAGGTTAAATGAAGTAGAAGAATCTAATCTTCCAGCGGGAACATTTAACGCTTTGTAAAGTTTTGTTTGGAAATATTGCACATCTGTAAGCTCTCCGAGGTTTTGACCTCCAGGAAGAGTTGTAATCTCCGTGCCACGACCACCTTCACGTCTAGGAAGCCAGAAATCTTCCATCATGGACATGTACTTACGGTCATCACGAATCTCTCCAGTAGCAGCATCGTACACAAGTTTGTTACGATAACGACCCATTACCTCTCTAAGGTACTGTTCCGCTTTCTGCTTAGGGAGATTGCCAACGTCAATATAGAAAATACGACGCTCAGGTGCGCGTGAGATTCTATAGATAACCAGACTATCCTCAATCATTCTTAACTGATTGAGAACTTTGATTGCTTTATGTAAATATGAAAGAACGATATTTCTATTCGTATCCATAATACCAGAGGTGACATATGTAATTGCATCTCTAGCAATCTTGATGCCACTGTTGGCAGAAGTATTATTCAAACCTTTTGGATTGTATACGAAATACTCTTCGGATTTACCGAAGTCATACTTCATAAACTCATCTGCAGTTTTAGGTTTATTAATCTGCCTTACTTTCTTGATCTTATGTGGATCAATGTAGCGCAATTCAAGGATACCTTTTTCTGGTGCATTGAGATCAATGACTTTATGATAATACAAACGACCATCGATGTACCAGCGACGGAACATCTCATGGGATTTTGAATCAAAACCAAAAAGGTTCTTTACATAATCAAACTCCTGACGGATCATACCTTTGACGCTCTCGCTAACTTCGAGATTGTCTAGGTTGATCTGTACAGGAGAATCGTTTTGATCTGCTACAATAGCTTCGTGGATAATATCTTCAATGGCGCTATCCACTTCTGGATGCATTGCCATCTCACGATATTTTTTCACCATATCATATTCGGTCTTGAAGTTACCATCGAGGTCAACGTATTGACCGTAGTAACCACCCGCGATAAAACTAGTTGCGCCGTCCTCGTTTGAAGGTGCTACAGGAGAAGGTGCGTTTGTCTTCTCCTGTGCTTTCTTCTTGAACGAGAAACCGAATAACTCTGCCATGATTTAAATTGTGTTTCCCGACCTACTATTTAGTCCCTATCAGGAACGCTCTGCAATATCATTACCAGCAGTTCCGCCAGAGACGGTGTGGTATTGATATGCAAACTCTACATCAAACTCTTCGTATGAATCGTTGTTATCGTATGCGATAGAAACTTGAGATACGGAAACTGGGAAAGCACCGATTAACTCATAAGATCTAAGACTTCTGATTCCAGCAGCGCCAGCTCCAAACTTATCGAGCTGTTGAACTGTAACTTTCTTAAAGACGTTAGCGATGTCGGTATCAGCAACGTTGGTGTCAACACCATTCGTGAGATCGATCCATCTTTCGTATGCTGCTCTCAGAGCAAATACGTCATCCATGTAGAAAGTTGCGGTCCAGGTTTCAAAAGTTCTGTCACCAGGAACTTTGATAACGCGACCACGGAAAGGCATTTCAACTGTACCTACGTTAGTTGCAGGTAAAGCTGCTGACTTACACATGATTGCGACTTTCTCTTCGTCGGTCCCCTGAATCCCTGGGATAGCTGCAGGTGCAGCACCAGCAGGAAATTCATGGGAAACCTGGAACAGGTTAGGGCGAACTCCGCCCCTTACTGCTTGCTGGAATTGTAAAATTCCAATTGCCTTTGGTTCTGCCATTTGTTAGGGTCTCCTTTAATTATCTACGGGGAATTACTTCTTCAAAGCTGACGCCCGTGCGTGTAGCAATGAAGGTCAGAGTGATGAAGTTGATAGAGCGTGCTGGTTTGATGTAGATATCGGCAACGAATTCGTTGGAATCTACTACAGCAGGACCATTGTTAGTGTCATCACAAACAACTAAGAAATCAGTGATTCCTCTGGCAGCTTGGATATCTCTAAGGAATGGGTCAACGACATTGAGGAAGTTCGCTCTAGTGAACTCATCATTGACTTCAAAAAGGACTCCCTTCGCTGCGTTGCCGATAGTCTTCTCTGCAACCAGGAAGAGGCGGCGAACGTTAATGCGATCAAATGCGGATGGTGAAGCGAGAGCAGTTTTGTCTCCAAAGAGAACAATACCTTGACCAGGAAGAGATGTAATAGGATTAACTCTGTTCTGATACAGGGTGTCTCTTTGTGATTTAGTTGGCGAGTAAGCAAGTTTTACAGCGCCTTTGATAGCACCACGATTCAAACCTGCTGGAGAGAACCATGGAGTTCCGTTTGCAGTAACAGCGGCGCAAAGACCAGCAACATCAGGGTTGCAAGGTACATAGCGATACTTGTCAGCGAAACGGTCATAGATGTATTTGTATCCAGAATCAAACACAGCAAAAGAAGTGCTTTCTAATGTGTCGAAGAATCCGACAACGTTATTTGTTTGATCTAATGCGGAAGAAACTCCGACGATGTTTGCACGGTGAGGTGAAACAAATGCGATACAATCTTTTCTTGAAGATGCAATAGAAATAATTTTTGCAGCTTTGGATCTAGAATCTGTAGCGGTACCGCCACCTGGACCCATCAAAAGATAGTCAATTTGAACGGTTTCTGGATCAGCAAACTCTTCGTATGCAGTTTGGACTTCTCCAATAGTTACGCTGTAGTCAGTAGCACCACTAGCAAGAACGTAGCGGGCACCACCAACAGCAAGGTTGCTAATCTCCAGACCCAGGAAAAAGTCAAAGTCAGTTGTGGAATCACCACCCCAGTTAACTGTTGCTACTGCAGCGTTTCCGCTTACATCATAGAAAAGAGATGTACCAGCAGCATCGTGATTACCCCAGTAGATATACTGTGAAGAAGCAAAAATTACTTCTGGATAATAGTTGAGAGCGCCTTCTGCGGACTTAGCGTCGGATGCTTTAGATGCATAGGTGAATTTTTCCAGAACTGTCAAAGGAGTTCCAGTGATACCACCATCTCTATCGTATACAACAACGTGGATCTCATCCTTAGAACCACCACGAGCGGCAACATAAGGAGAAGTACCAGGACGAGGAGCAATAGAGTTCCACTTAAGACCAGTAAAAACAAACTGCTGATCATACCAGCTGGCAGCGGCATCAACAGTGCGATCATCTACACCGTTGTCAACGCTATCTGCGGTAGTGAAGTTATCTCCAGTGATGGTTACTAATACAGCGGAAGTATTGCTTGCATCATAAGCAACGATTCTTGCGCTCTTGGTTCCAGCTACATCATTGATAACTGTACCAACGGCATTAGTAGTCAGAACTCCACTGAGGGTGAGAATTTGATCTGCGCCACCGTCAATAACAGCAACATCTAGGGAGTTACCGAATGCACCAGGAGTTCTTGCGGCAAAGTTAAATGCCGCAGTGCCAGCATTATAGTTTGCTAAGAAATCATCATCGTTGTTGATTTTCAGAGTGTATGGGTTTGTAACTCCGTCGTTAGATGCAGTCAAGTTTCCTGCGTCTGCTCTAACAACATCGAGTACACCACCATAAGACAGGAAACCAGCGGCGGACCACCAGTATTCATAGTTGCTGTCGTTTGGTTTGCCGAAAATCTCCAGGAGCTCTGCCTCATTAGAGATTCTGGTTGGGGTTAGGATTGGTCCCTTTTCAAAGGCACCAGCAATCGCACCCACATTAGTTTCTACAGTTTCAATCGATCCAAGGGTAAGGTCTCTTTCCTGGATCGCTACTCCTGGCGAGAGAAGCGTGCTAGCCATGCGTTAACTCCTGAAATAAAAGATTTCATTTTTGTCTAAAATTATTTATTAAAATCTACTTTTCAGCGATACTCCCACAGGAATGCGCGATCTCCGTATTCATCGTAACTAGTACCATCGTTCATGCCTGTTGTCCAGATGGTTCCTTGCTCATCTACAACAGTTTCTTCATCTAAACCATCGAGAATAAAACCGAATGGTGCCATGTCCTGTTCGATTTGATTCTTCTGTTCCTCATAAATGCGCTTACGGATATCCTGATCCGTCATTTCTTTGAAATATTCTTGTTGGACTAACCAAGCAAAGATAACCAGACACATCACAAGGTCATCATTGTATCCTTCGTCTGCTTCAAAAGATTGTTTGTGCTGAATGAAAGTAGTCAATTCCGCAACTATATTATAATCTCTTACTACTAACTTATCGTCTTCGATCAAAGTTTTTAAGTTAGAGCATCCTTGCGCTTTGACAGTCTTACTCATCTTGACACCCGTCTATGTCTTGCCACCAGAAAATCCATGTCCTACAATCTGACCAGCACGCCCGCGCATAGCACACATGAGTACATTCTCATACTCCAAATCGTAGAACAACATAGAAGATACTGCTTCTCCAATATCATTAACTTCCGTTAATACCCAGGCATTATTATAATTTTCTGCAGTAGTCTTAATAATATTTGGGAACAGCATTGGTCTGATATCATGATCCCTATATTTTGCTACTAATCTCCAAGG